GACCATCACGATTGGTATGCAGTTACGTGCAGCTATGGAAGAGACAAAGGGACATTCCGGACCACCAAGGTGGCTCGTCTCTAAGATAGCTGGACGTTGTGGGACTTCTCTCCACTCTGGAAGTGGGGGAGCTAGGGGACCAAACCTAGCCTCCAGGGGAGACCCACCAATCGATCAATTGGTTCACAAGTGTTGCGTCGGAGCTGAACCCACTCTCAGATCATCGAGAGGGGCGCCTGCTGAGGCTAAGGAGTAGTACTCCAAGGCAGTAGTTGGTGCTCTGAGCTCAGACCCACCTGGGGACGGCGATCCCGAAGGGTTGCTGCCAGGTGAGGGCTTTGTTGAGGCTCATGGGTTGGAGTGAGGTGGACTGGGCGGCCTTCCACAACTTCCGGAAGGCACCTTCCTGTCGCTGAACATCTGCGACCACACCGTCAGCCTGCCAGTAATGTGCGGCGGCGAAGTTGGTCAGGTGACGAAATGTCTGCCCATCCTTCATACGTTCGACCGGTATGAGGATGCGGGGACCTGCTTGAGCCCGGATAGCTTTGAGGTAAGACTCAAGAAATCCAGGGAGCTCGGGCATGGCCCAGGACAGAACAACCATGTCACCTGGCTGACGTGTGGCAATGTAGGCAGCAGTTTTAAGCTGTTTGGGAGAGATCTGGTCAGGTCTCGTGCAGGGTAAACCAACACCTCCGAGTTGGCGAGGAAGAAACCAGGACATGCCCGAAGGCACACCCTGAAGTCTTGTCCGCTGACGTCGGATAATACGGCTGACGATCCATTCCTTACGGTCTGGAAAGTCACTGCACAAGTCCTGAGCCATGGCTCCAGTACTGAACGCGTCTCGATACAGCGCCTCTCGTTCACTCGAGGCGTCCTGTGATCTTGTCGAGACTGACCGTTCGGTACCCCACAGCAACCTACATTGCAGGAAGGGGATGTTCTCAAGGCGTGGTCTCGCTTGGCCAAAGTAATCGGCCTCATGATGCATTTGGTGAAGGGCAGAGTTGAGGATGAGAAAGTCCCGTGAGGTGTAGTTCTTCCCTAAGGAGAACTTCAGACCCACAGCGGCCGTGAGCAATTTCCAAAGCTCATAACCAGCTGGACTCGACTCAAAGCCCACATCATCACCGTTCACCAAGAGGGGGTAGTCGCGTAGTTGCCGGGATGGCCGGTACGGTTGGGAGCAGAGGTCATCAAGACCAATGCCCCTGTCGTCACAGTCCATCGCTAGCCTGGTGACAGCGACGTTGAGGATGCAGAGGATAGGGAATGAGATGGGTGAACCCATCAACTGTCCCCACTCCTGTTTCTTCACCTCCTCCCCACAATGCAATTGGTGACCGACCAGGGCGCGTCTCAGGATGATCTGATCATCTAGAGGTACACCTAGTCGGTCGAGCAAGACACCGAGCGCGTAGGTCGAATACTCAGGATCCAGATGATCGGTCGCTGCCTCATAGTCGCCACTTACCAAAAAGGTTTCCCCTTGCGTAAACCGGTGACTAAGTCGGGCGGTGAACCAATCAAGATGATTCTGAGTAATCGGACCCCGCGTCAGTGACATCGTCGGATGGCCTCCCAACAGGGGGGATATCCTTCTTTGCCACCGACGCGCTACCTGATAGTGGTGGGCACAACCACGAGTGATGACTCTGACCTTAAATGGTTCGGTCAAAGCCACCGGTGTAGCCTCACATGCAGATGCCAGGAGCGCAACCTCGCGAGACTTGGTCATGAGTTCGTGGAAATCGTCAGGGTCAGGGCCATAAATGGGCCAAACTCTCTGATCGACTCCTTGAACGAACCCGAGGAGTGTGTGTGACAACACACGTGACACT